ATTTTATGTATCAGAATAATATAATATATAAATATATTTAATATAATATATATAAACAAACATTTTTAGAACGAAACAACAAAACATAACAGAAAGGAATAAAACAATATGGGAAACAAAGAACTAAACATAACATATAGACTAATAAAGGAATTAAAACCATATAAGAAAAATGCAAAGAAACATAACAAAGAGCAGGTAGAACAGATAGCAAATAGTATTAAAGAGTTTGGTTTTACACAGCCTGTCATAATTGATAAACATGATTGTGTAGTAGCAGGACATGGTAGGATATTAGGAGCAAAGAAAGCAGGATTAAAACAAGTACCTACTGTATGTTTAGATGAATTAACAGAAGAACAAATAAAAGCATATAGGTTAGTAGATAACAAACTGAATGAATCAGAGTGGGATTATAGTTTACTTGATGAAGAAATAGAACAGCTTACAGATATAGACATGAATTTGTTTGGATTTGACGAAGCTGTGGATTTAACAGGTGCTTTCGAGTACGAAACAAAAGACAAAATAGAAAAGAATTTTTTTGTTGTTTCATTAGCATTCCCAAAGGATGAAAAAGAAGCAATTATGAAATACTTAAATAAAAATAAAGAAAAGGTACAAGAAATAATAAGAAAAAAGGCAGGTACAAAATAATGAGTGTTGATTGTGGAAGTCAAATTGCAATATGTGATATGCCGATACATTTTGATAATTATATAGGTTGTTCCCATATGTGCGAATATTGCTTTGTAAAGCGTTTTAAAGATATTAAGGATATAAAGCCTATACGCAACAGCTACAATAGCTTAAAAGGCTTTATAGAAGGTAAGAGACAGTCGGACACTAAATGGTGTGATTGGAATATACCTGTACATTGGGGCGGTATGTCAGACCCATTTCAGCCAATAGAAAAACAAAACAAAGAGAATAAAGACAGTACACATAACATATTAAAGTTATTGGCTGAAACAAAATATCCAGTTGTGATTAGTACAAAAGGTAAGCTGTGTATTGATAAAGAGTATTTAGAATTATTAAAACAATGCAATGTTGTTATGCAGATTAGTTGCGTTAGTAAACACTATGATAACATAGAAAAGGGTGCGCCAACGTATAAAGAAAGGCTAAATATGATAGAAACATTAAGTAAGAATGTTCAAAGAGTTATTGTTAGGTGTCAGCCATATTTGCCGCAAATAAAACATGATGTATTAAAACATAGCTTAAAGGACTTTGCACAGGCAGGAGCTTATGGTGTTATCTTTGAGGGAATGAAATATAATAAGAAGCCTGTTAACTGTGGTTATGACCTAATCAGAATAGGTGGTGATTTATGTTATGATAAACAGTTATTAAGAGAACACTTTGAATTGTTTAAAACAAAAGCGCATAAACTTGGTATGAAGTTCTTTGTTGGTGAAAACAGATTGAGACAAATGGGTGACAGCTTATGTTGCTGTGGATGTGCAGATTTGTTTGAGGTAAACACATTTAACTGTAATCATCTTTTGAACGGTGATAAAACAGAGCCTACAAAGGCAATGAAACAAATTGGCACAGGTAGTATATTTCATGCGTTAGACCAAAGTAGAGGGACATATGAAAGACAAAAGAACTCAACAATGGAAGAACTAATGTATGAGGAGTGTACATTAAAACGAACACAACAGGCACTAGGTAAAATATAAAACAAGGGGGCAGAATGTTATTTCTGTCCTTTTTATTTTATTAAAACAAATTAACAAAAAAGTATTGACATATTAATATATTATGTTATAATAAGTATAAGTTAATAAGAGAAAGCAAAAAGAAAAGGAGAGATAAAGCAATGTTAAAATTTAAGAAAGATAAATTAATTAATGGATTATGGACAACAGAAAATGGAATTTATGTTATAGAAAAAGATATTGAGTTTGGTAGATATTATTTATATGTAAATGGAACACAATATGCAGAAGCCAAAACATTAAAGACAGCTAAGAAATATGCAGAAGAACATTATAACAAATAAATTTAAAAATAATTGTTGACAAACATATATGATTGTGTTATTATAATCTTGCAAATAGATTTTTCACCTTTATTAAAACCTTGTCGGTGGTATAGGTTAAACCGTCACAATGGGTATTAGCCAAGCGGTAAGGCATAGGACTTTGACTCCTAGATACGTTGGTTCAAATCCAACATACCCAGTAAGGAAAGTTAGCTCAGATGGTAGTAGCACTCGGCTCATAACCGATAGGTCATAGGTTCGATTCCTATACTTTCCATTTGTAACAAATAAATAAAACATTAATCAAGAAAGGAAACAAAGAAATGGAAGAAAACAAAAACAGAGAAGAAAGAACAGAACAGGAAACAAAACAGACAAAGGAAGATATTATTATCGAGAAACTTAATAACATTCAGATTCAGAATGGCATTATAATGTCAACAATAGGAGAGGCAGTATTTATCCTGTTAGATAAAAGAAAGGAATTTAATTTGAACAGAGGTCATGTTGCAAGTTTAGATGGTTGTATTTCATCTATTTCAACAGCATTAGGAAAGATAGAAACGGATACAGGAATGTGTACAGAGGAAGAGTTTAACAGGCAGAATGATGAAGTAGCAAAAGAAATTGTAGAAGCAATCGTGGGATTATTCAAATAAATAGATAAAATCCCTTGACAAAATAAAATAATATGGTATATTATTAGTAGACAAAAAGCAATGTAAGCAGGTGCAAATATAAAGTATCATTACATTGCTTTTTGTACTATGTAGAGGTAGGTAGAGAGCAAAGATGGATATTGACGTAAAAATATCTGATAGGTTTTCATCCTACATCATGGACTGGGATTATGAAAAGTATTTAGTAATTGGCGGCTATGGTAGTGGCAAAAGTCAAGCAACAGCACAGAAGATAGTGTTAAAATTATTACAAGAAAAACGTACCTGCTTGGTTGTAAGAAATGTATTTACAACGATAAAGGATTCTTGTTTTGAAATATTAAAACAAATTGTCAGTGATATGGATTTGTTATCATTTAAAGACAAAGATAAAAACAAAATAGTGTTTGTTAAGTCTCCAATGGAGGTACGTTTTCCAAATGGTAGCAGAATTATATTCAGAGGAATGGACAATACAGAGAAGATAAAGTCCATACATGGGGTTTCTATTGTGTGGATGGAAGAATGTTCCGAATTAAATTATAAAGCCTATACAGAGATATTAGGACGTGTTAGACAGCCTAATATGACATTGCATTTTATATTAACGTGCAATCCCGTAGGAAGGGAAAACTGGGTGTATGATTTATTTTTTACACATACAGAAAAGAAGGAAGACAAGATTATTAAGAAGACCGTACAGGATGAAGAAGAGCTATACAGACGTAAGACATTAGTAAACAAAAGGAATGGTGTTTACTACCATCATAGTACAGTTGATGATAACCCATTCTTGCCGCAATCATATATAGACAATCTTGAGGAATTAAAGTATATTGATGAATCATTGTACCAAGTAGCCAGATTTGGTAAGTTTGGAGCAAATGGAACAAAAGTGTTACCGAATTTTACAATCGCTACAAATGCAAAAGAATTTAAGGCAGTTGTACATAGGATTCCATCAAAATTCCATTTCTTTGGTTTTGATTTTGGTTTTGAAACATCATTTAATGCACTTATTTCTTGTTGTGTTGATGATGCAGAAAAGGTTTTATATATTTATGATGAAGTATATATGAACAACATAACCGATGATAAGTTTTCCAAAAGGGATGATGTACAAAAAGTGAAAGAGAGGTCTATCGCATTAGATAAACCAATTATATGTGATAGTGCAGAGCCTAAAACAATTCAGTATTATAGACAAGAGGGTTTTTATGTTAAGAAGTGCAAAAAGTACATTGGTAGTAGATTACAGAACACAAAGAAAATAAAGAGATTTAAAAAGATTGTTTGTTCACCTCGTTGTGTAAATACAATCATAGAGTTAAAAGATTTAGTTTATGCAAAGGATACAAAGGATGAACCAATATACGACCAATTTAATATAGATAGTCATGTTTTATCGTCTTTGTGGTATGCATTAGATAATTATACAGTAGCAGATGTAAAAGAACAAAAAACAAATAGTAGAGCAGGATAATGTTTAATGTGAAATGTGGAAAGGAGAACAGAGAAAATGAACACATTGAGAAGTAAAACAAAACAAGTAAAAGAAGTTAGAGATTTACAGAAACAGAGTTTAGAGAAATTAACAGATGATTATATGATAGGTTTATATAATGGGTTAGAGTTAGCCGTTGCAATTATGGAAAATAGAAAACCTGCATATTTGTCTTGTATAAAAGAACCAGAACAAATTGAGAATATAGAAAAACAAGAAGTAGGGAGAACTTGTTATAATGGTATTATTGTAAGGAAGGAAAGCTGAGTAATTAAACTTGACAAAACATAATATTAAGTTCTCTTGCATATAAGGTCTATAAATTTTTATATATAATAGAGGTGCTTATATGATTGATAGCAGTATTGTTATTGGATATGGTGTAGTAGCATTGACAGCAATAGTTGGTTTGTTTACGGCACTATATAAACCATTAAATGAAAATACAAAACAAATGACAGAACTAATAGTTAAGATGGGAAAGCTCACAGAAGAATTAGAGAAACAAAACAGAGATTTTGAAGAATATAAAAAACATGTTAGTAAATCACAACAAAAACAATGGGATGAAATAAACACACATGGAAAGGAAATCATAGAGTTAAAACATGATTTTGAAATGTGTAGACAAGAAAATGGAAAGGAGAATAAACATAATGTTTAAGAATTGTGTATTTAAACCAGATGTGAATACAATTAAGTGGTGTAAGGCAACAGGAGTTAGAGCAATTAAAACAATGGCACAAACAGCAGTTGGTGTTATTGGTGCAGGAACGGTAATTAGTTCTGTAGATTGGAAGATGGTAGTATCTGCAAGTGTTGTAGCAGGTGTTGTGAGTGTTTTAACAAGTATTGCAGGCATTCCAGAAGTAGGTGTTAATGATGAAAACATTTAGAGCAAATGGCGAAGGAATGAAAATTGTAAAAGAGTTTGAAGGGTGTCAGTTAAAAGCTTATAGGGATGAAGTAGGAGTTTGGACAATCGGTTATGGCATCACAAACTCTGATAAATCAATTACAGGCAGAATAATCAAAAGAGGTATGAAAATAACAAAAGATACCGCTAACAAATGGCTTTTAGAATCTTTAAGAAAGAAATATTCGCCTTTAGTTAATAGATATGATAACATTTATCATTGGAATCAAAATGAGTTTGAAGCACTTGTTTCGTTTTGTTTTAACATTGGAAGCGTTAAAATGTTAACGGCAAATGGAACAAGAACAAAGAAGCAGATTGCAGAGAAAATGTTATCTTATAATAAGGCAGGTGGAAGGGTTTACAGAGGTCTTACAAGACGTAGAAAAGCCGAAAGAGCATTATTCTTAAAGGCAGTAGAACCAACTACCTATAAGGATATATTTCCTGCATTGCCGCCGAGAGGATATTTCCAAATTGGCGATGGATATAAAACATATACAGAATATCCAACACAGATTAAGAGAGTACAAGAACTACTTAATTGGTTAGTAGATGCCAATTTGAAGATTGATGGTAAATATGGAGAAAATACAGCAAAAGCAGAAGAACAAGCACAGAAAATGTTTAAATTAACTGTGAATGGTAAGTTCGGAAATGCAACATTAAACAAAGCAAAGAAATATAAAAAATAGCAATTAGCACCCTTTGGGGTGCTATTGTAGTATATGGATATAAAAGGAGTAATAAAGATGAACATTGATGTAATAGGATTAGAAAAACAGAAGTCAAATGATTGTTTAATTGCCGCTAAAACATTCCCATATTTTATTTTTGGAAATTTTATCAAAGGAGACAGAGGGAACATTTACAGAAATGAGGTTTACGAGTTAATTCAATATTTTTTAGATTATCAGTGTGGGGCAGATTTTAAGCCAGAAGGAGCAAAGGGAGACTATATCCCATCAAATTATAAGTTTAAAAAGATAAAAACATTAATTGATAAAGAAGCAAGATTTATGTTTTCGCAACAGCCAGAAATTAAAGTAAAAGCAAGGTTGACAGACGATAAGAGCTTGCAGGATGTTGAGTATCTGCAAACAGTAGTAAATGAAGTATTAAAGAATAGTGGCTTCTCAAATCTTTTGTTGCAAAGTGCGAAGGATTGTTTTATTGCTAAAAGAGTAGCCGCATTGGTAGATTATTCAGAAGAGGATGGAATTGCAATCCATTTTTATAATAGTTTACAGTTTTATTATGAGTACCAGTATGGAACAAATAAGTTAATCAAATTTGTTTCGTTTGAATGTGTTGAGCAGGATGTAACAGTTGGAGGCTCATTGTATTTGGTGAATGAATATATCGTTTGCAATGGTGTTGTTTATATGAGTTCTGCAATTTATAAGGGTTCGGGAGTTTTATCGGAGCAGTTAATTGAGGAACATAAAACAGATTTAAAACAAATACCTGTGGCAATTATTATTAATGATGGAACATTAATGAATAAAAGAGGTATGTCAGAGGTTAGGCAGTTGACAGAAGGAGAATCAACCTATAGCAAGTTGGCAAATGCAGATGTAGATTGTGTTAGAAAGGGAATGAATCCGATTAGATATACTGTAGACATGAGTAGAGAAACAACAAAGAATCTTAGTTCTTCCGCAGGTTCTTATTGGGATTTAGAACATAATATGAATTTGGATGAACCAACTCCAATGATTGGAACATTGTCACCCGATATGGGGCATACAGAAGCATTAAAGAATACGCTTGACAGAATTAATTCTGAAATGTACAATGAACTTGACATTCCAAATATTTCAGAGGAAACATTAGTGGGAACAATTACAAGTGGTAAATCAATTAAAGCGTTATACTATTCCTTGATGGTTCGATGTGATGAAAAATTTAAAACATGGAAACCTGCAATAGAAAACATAATAAAATTTGTTTTGGAAATTGTTCTGTTAAACAAAGATATGACAAAAACAATTTACGAGATTCCACAATTAAATGATGTTAAATATGATATTGTAATCAATGAAAAATATGCATTATTGGATGATGAACTGGAAGAAAAGTCCTCTGACATGGAAGAAGTGCAGAATAATTTACGTTCCGTAAAATCATATCTTAAAAAACATAGACATGAGGATTTGATAACCGACCAACAAATTGATGAAGAAATTTTACAGATTGTCTATGAAAAGAGTATGTTTGACGGAGCGATTGCAAATCCTGTTTTAGAAGATAGAACACAAGAGGATGGGGCAGATATTGAAGTAAATAAACAAGTTGAAGAAGAAGAAATAAATCAGAAATTGGAAGAATAGTTATTGACAAATAATAAAAGTTGTGTCAATATATAATTACAAGAAAGAGGAAACAAAAAGAAGGAGGATAGTAAGATGAAAAAATATCGAATATTGGTGTATGAAAATTTGTCAATTGGATATTGTTATCTAACGGAGGAAATTGTTGAAGCAAAGACAGAGAGTGAAGCAATTAAGAAAGTCGAATTGATATTGTTTGAAAAAAGATACATAGATGATGTTAGTGGGTTAGCTTATAAAATAATTAAAGTATCATAAAACATACAGAGGTGATGCAGATGGTTAAGTTTAGCTTAAAGTCAGCGGAAGAAATTAGAAGAACATTAACAAAGAAACAGGAAAAACAAATATATCAACTTTATTTAGATATGTATAAGGATGTGTCTAAGAAATTAAAGAAGATAGGTAAATATAGCAAATTGGAAAAAGTCCAGTTGATTATGTTAAAGCGAGAGATAGAACAACAGATAAAACAAATTGATAAGGAATTGAAAACAGGAATAAAAAACAGTATTAGAGATACGTCAAGGGTGGTGGTAGAAGATACAAGAAAATTCCTAAGTAAATGTGGGTTTAAGGATATAGAACAAGCTTTTTATTATGTTCCAGACACGATTGTAAAAAGAATAGCTTCTGGTGATGTATATAAAGGAAATTGGACGTTATCTAAAGCCATATGGGGGCATACAAGAGATTTTAATACAAAGCTAGATAGAATCATAGCAAATGGTACAAAGTATGGTAAAAGTGCTTATGAGATTGTTAGAGACCTAGAGCAGTATGTTAACCCACAACAAACAAAGAAAAGCAAAGTAATTAAGTTTCAACAATATAAAAGAGATAGCAAGGGTAAATTTGTCTTAGATAAAGATGGAAACAGAATACCAGAAGGAAAACAGAAAACATTTTATTTTGGAAACGTAGATTACAATGCACAAAGGTTGGCTAGAACAATGATAAGCCATGCATATCAACAAAGTTTTGAAATGGTAAATAAAAATGACCCATTTGTAAAAGGGTATATATGGCATAGTTCGGGGCAACATGGTAGAACTTGTCAGTTGTGTTTAAGTCGTGATGGAAGGTTATTTCAGAAAGACGAATTGCCATTAGACCATCCAAATGGTATGTGTACATTTGAAGCATATATACCAGATGATATGAGTACAATAGCTGACAAAATAGGTAAATGGTATAATTCACCTACAGGAACATATCCAGACATAGATAAATATGCGTTAGATTTTATGGGAGAATAAAAAATGAATACAAATGTAATGTGTGATAAGTGCAAACATAATAACGTAGTTGGAAAAGGAAATCTAAAACAGAAGAAAGTAGTTGTTTATAGACAGGGAGAAAGGATTGTTTTAAATATAATATATTTTGTTTGTTTAGAATGTAAATCAATCGTAGTCGTACAGGTTGATAATGAAGAAACATTAAAAATAAAAGAATCATTATCAAGAACAATTATGCAGGCAGTAGAAACAAAAAGAAAGGGTGGTAAGGTAGGAAAGAAATTAAATTCTAAAAGAATTCGATTGACAGAATCATTAGATAAAAAGAGAGAAAAATTATTAGAAAAATATAAAAAAGAAGCGGAAAAAGTATTGACAGAAAATTAAAGGGGTGTTATAATATGAGAGTAATATGTGATGGGTGTAAGAAAGAGTTTAAAATTAAACTTAAAAACAAAAAGGTGGGAGAATATGAGATAGCTTATTTTAGGTGTCCAAAATGTGGAAGAGAATACACCGTAACATATGACAATAATAAAACAAAGAATTTGAGACTGAGAATTAAAACAGTCTTGGAAACACTGAATCATAATCCCGATGAAAGTGTAAGGATGAAAAAAGAAAGAGAACGAGCTTTTCTTGTGGAAATGTTGAAACAAGAAGAAGCAAAAATAAAAGCAAATATAAAAAAGGAGAATGATGATGGAAGAAAATAAAACAAATCCAAACATTGAAGAGACAAACACAGAAGAAAACAAAACAGAAGTGAATACAGAGCAGAAAGAAAACAAAACCGAAACAAATAAAATTAATGTTGAGGAAACAAAGAAGCAGGGTGTAAATGAAATCTTAGCCGCTTTAGGTGTGAACAGCAAAGAAGATTTACAGACGATTGTGAGCAAATATCAGCAAGAGCAGGAAAATAAAAAGACAGACTTAGAAAAAGCAAATGATTCTAATAAAACTCTTACAAAGAGACTTGTTGAGGAAAAGGAGCGTGCTGATATTGCAGAAGCGAAATTAGTCGCTATTACGTTAGGAGCAAAGCCAGATTTAGTTGATGATTTAGTAATTGTTGCTAAGTCAAAGGCAACAGAGGATAAAAAGATTCTTGATGTTATCGAGGAAATCAAAAAGAGCAATAGCGGTTCTGTTTATTTTGTTTCAGAGGAAGAAAAGAAAGAGGATAAAAAGAGAAGAACAGTAACAAGAACAAATTCAAAAATGCAGGAGAAAAAACAGAAGGAAGAAAACGGAGAGGGAACAGAGGGAAGTCTTGCACAGAGATTATTTGCAAGAAAACAAACAACAAAAAATAGTTATTTTTCACATAGTTAGGAGGGTAAACAAAATGTTTAATCAAACAGGAATTAAAACAGAGAAGTATGGAAACATTACGCAAATTCTTAAAAATGTAGAATTGCAAGAGTCAGTTGGAGTTGTTGTTGATGATTCAGTGGCAACGGCTGATAGTTTAGGAAGAAAGATTGTTAAGGCAGGAACACCATTAACTGGTGACCTTGACAACAGAACAACAGCGTTTACAGCGGCAAAAGCAGGTTCTTCTACTGAAAAGTCTGATGCAGTAGGAGTTCTTCTGCATGATGTGGATGTAACAACAGGGGATGCAAATGGAACACTTTTGATTTTTGGATTTGTTAATACAAATCGTATTGATGCAACAACAAAAGCAAAGATTACAGAGCAGGTAAAAGAAGCATTACCGATGATTAAATTCATCGCTTGTTAGGAGGAAATAAGATGTCAATTTTTGATTTAATTATCAGTGGCGAGATTGTCGCCTATTGGGAATTATTACAACAGCATTTAGAGCCTTATATGGGGCAGGAGTTATTCCCAAACAACAAAAAGTTAGGATTAAAATTACAGTGGTTAAAAGGTGCAAAAGGTTTACCGATTGTTTTAAAACCAAGTGCTTTTGATGCATCTGCAATTCCAAGACCAAGAATCGGATTTGAGAAATTATCCGCAGAAATGCCATTTTTTAAAGAATCAAAATATGTTGATGAAGAAATGCGGCAGGAGTTAAACAAAGTCATTGAAACAGGAAACCAGAGTATTATTGACTCTATTGTTAATATGATTTTTGATGATGAAATGGAATTGTTAAAAGGTGCGGCGGCACAGAGAGAGCGTATGAGAATGATGGCTCTTACAACAGGTGCTATTGCTATGGAGGGTAATGGACAGGTTTATGAGTATGATTATGGTATGCCAGAAGACCACAAGAGTAATGTAACAAAAGTTTGGAGCGACCCTTCGGCATCAATTCTTACGGATATTAGAACAGCAAAGGATAAGATTCTTGAGGATACAGGGGTTGAGGTAACAAGAGCAGTTACATCGTCAACCGTTATGGGATATTTCAGAAAGAATACAGAAATTAAGAAATCAATTTTTGTTCTTACAGATGGAGAAGGTTTTTTATCAGATGCGAAAATCAAGCAGTTTATTCTTGATGAATTAAACATTGAAATCGCAGTTAATGATAAAAAGTATGTTGATGAAAGCGGAGCTGTACAGAGATATGTTGATGATGATGTGTTTGTTTTATTCCCAAGTGGAAATTTAGGGCAGACATGGTTCGGAACAACACCAGAGGAATCCGACCTTATGTCTTTAGCGGCTTCAAATGTTAAGATTACTGATACAGGAGTTGCGGTTACAACAATGGCGAAGGAAGACCCAGTAAACGTGGAAACAAAAGTTACGCAGATTTGTTTACCAGACTTTCCAACAGCCGACCAAGTGTTTATTTACTCCGTTGACCAAGTTTAGAAAGGGGGAGTAAAAAATGTTTGTAACAATTAGAAAACCAACAAAGCTTAATATGTTAAAGGTTACTATGAAACAATATGAAAACAAATACAAAAGATTAGGCTACACGATTGTTGGTGGTAGCATGAAGACAGAAGAAGTGGAAGAGCCAGAGCATGAAATTGTTGAACAAGACATTATAGAGGAAGATTCAGAAGATATTGAATCTATTCCAATTAGTGAAATGAATAAAGAACAGCTTATGAGATTTGCAAAGGTTCATAACATAAATACAAAGAGTGCTAAAAATGTAGCAGAAGCAAGAAGAATTATTCAGAGAGCAGTTAAAGAAGCAAAATTGTAAAAAGGTTGTGTGTTTATGGATGCACTGAAAGAGTTAAAAATGAATGTAAGAGAGAACATAATCCCTTACTTTTCTGATGAAGAGTTAGTTTATTATTTAGAAAAAAACAATGGGGACGTAAGAAAGGCAAGTTATGAGTGTTTAATTTTAAAGGCAGAAACAACAGGGTTAGATGTTAGTGGAGTTTCAACAAAAGACTCTTCTTCTTATTTTAAAATGTTAGCACAGAAATATGTAACACCAAATACAGGTACATTGTTATGAGAAATTTGAAATTTGAATTATACAAGATTGCAAGAGAAATAAAGATACATGGAGAAATATATCACATAAACGAATTAGTTTGTGATGAATATGGAAAGCCAACAGGAGAACAAAAGAGTATCGTTGATGTAAGAGGACTTTTCCACACATCAAAGGGTTATATAACAGAAAACATTTCAGATGGAACAAAAACACATTCAAAAGGTCAGCCAATGTTATTATTAAAGTATGAGGATTCAAAACCTATACAGAATGGACATATTTTAGAGATTGATTCAAATAGATATAAGGTTGTTGAGAAAAACAATATACAGTTATATAACATTGTGTGTGACATATCATTGGAGTTGGTTGTTAATGGTAAGAATTAAAGCAGACGAGTTGTTAAACAATTTAGCACAAGCACAAACAAAATCGCAGATTGCTATAAAAATGTTTGCAACAGAGGGAGCAAAAAAGTTTCAGAATTATGCAAAGACACATAAAAGGTGGACAAATAGGACAGGTCATGCAGTACAAAGGCTAACAGGTTTTGTTGAAACAGGGAGCGACAAAACGAGAATTTATATCAGTCATGGTGTTGATTATGGCAAGTGGTTAGAATTGGCACATGAACGTAGATATGCAATTTTACAAGAAACAGTGCAGAACGTAAGTCCAGAAATTTTAAATGGATTTACAAGGCTGTTAGGACATTTGAGGTAGAAGATGGGAAAAGAAGTATCAAAACAAATTTATGATTTATTAAAACAAAATAATTTTGATGTGTATTTTCCATCACAACATAAAGGAGACTGCATATCAAAATATGTCGTTATAAAACATGATGGAGCATATCAGCCATTAACAGTTTCGTCTGAAAGACCAATTTACACAATTATGTGTTATGTTCCAGAACAGAGTTATTCAGAGTTAGAAAGTTTTGTTCTGGAAATAAAGAGAACCATGAAGAGCGTTTTTCCATTAGTCATGTATGCAGGAAATGAAACACCAAGTTATTATGATGATAGTGTCAAAGGGCATATGATTAGTTTCCAATATTATGGCACAAGAAAGATTGAGAATTGGAATTTGTAAGGAGGGAAAGGCATGGCAGTAACAAAGAAAGCCGCAAATGGAATCCCAACGATAGACGTATCGCTTGTTGTCGTTAGAACAACAGCAGTTGAGATAGCAGTTGACACAGCTAATAAGATTGCAGTTGAAGCACAAACAGAGGAAAGCGATGCAATAAAATTAGTTAAGTTGGGAAAACTGATTGCACAAAAACCGTCAACAACAACAATTACAGGGCACACAATCACGTTAACAGACAACGTGTTTATCCCCGATGTTGTTAAGATTTTTCAAGGTGGAACGGTTGGAGATAGTTCAGATGGTTACCCAACATATGAGCCACCAGCCGCAGGCAGTGCAGACAAAGGGGAAGTATTTGATTTAGATTGTTATTCAGCAGTTTATGACAGTTCTGGACAAATCGTTAAGTATGAATTAATTACTTACCCAAATTGTCAAGGAACACCTGTTGTTTTAAATTCAGAGGACGATGTATTTAGATTACCAGAATACACAATCAATTCAGCACCAAAGAAAGGTCAGCCACCATATAAGATTAGTTATGTGGATGCATTACCAACAGGGTTTACAGCGGTAGCTAATGAAGAAGATACTAAACAAAATTCCCCTACCGTTATGAGTGGGAGAAAATCAACAGAAGTTTCAAGATTAGATTAAGGGAGTAAGAGAGAATGGCAGTAGAAGTAAATAGAGAACAGTTAGCGATAACAAGTATTGAAGAATTAAAACAATATGCACAAGGCGAGGTAGTCACTTTACCACCGTTTGCACCGACACAGCCTTTTGTTGCAAAACTTAAAAGACCATCACTTTTAGCAATGGCTAAAAATGGGAAAATTCCGAACGAATTATTAGTTAAAACAAATGAATTATTTATGAATGATGGTACAGCGGTAAATGCTTCTGATGATAATATGTTAAAGGAAATCTTTTCCGTTATTGATACAATAGCAGGAGAGGTATTCGTGCAACCAACATATAAGGAAATCAAAGAAGCAGGTGTACAGTTGACGGATGAGCAAATGTTGTTTATTTTTAATTACACACAGACAGGGGTAAAGAATTTAGAAAATTTTCGTGAAGACTAGAAACGTCGAAAACGTAATTGCAATTGCAAAAGAATTTGGTTGTTTGCCAAGTGAGGTAATATCTATTAAAGATGAATACACAGCATATTGTTTTAATGAAGCTTGCATTAATGTTTTAATGCGGATTAAAAATAAAGAGACTCCGCACTGGATAACATTAGACAATGGAAAAGAAAAAGAGAAAAGCTATACAAACTTTTCTGATTTTTACAAAGACATATAGGAGGAATAAGCATGGCTTTGAACATGGGTTCAGTGGTTGCTTTTCTTGAGCTTGATACAAGTAAATTTAAGAGTGGATTTAGGTCTGCAATTAGTGATTTAAAGGTGTTTCAAGCAAGCGGAGCAACAACGGAACAAAAATTAAAAGGTTTGAGCAGTGCATTTTCCACAGTAGGGGGAGGGTTAACAAAAGGTTTGACCCTTCCTCTTGTTGGTGTTGGGGCGGCTTCGGTTGGTGTAGCAACTAAATTTGAGAGTGCTATGTCACAAGTCGCGGCAACAATGGGAATCACTACTAAACAAATCAAGAATGGAAACAAAGATTTTGAAAATTTACAAAAGACGGCTTTAAACATGGGTGCTACAACAAAGTATACAGCTAGTGAAGCCGCAGAAGGATTAAACATATTAGCACAAGCAGGTTTGTCGGCAGACGAGTCCATTAAGGCAATCCCAACGGTTCTGAGTTTGGCATCGGCAGGAGCAATGAGTCTTGACAGTGCGGCAACATATGTAACGGCTTCTGTAAAAGGTTTCGGAGATTCGATGGATAATGCTCAAAAATATGCTGATTTGATGGCAAAGGGAGCAACTTTAGCCAATACTGATGTTAGAGGACTAGGAGAAGCTTTATCTGGTGTTTCGGCTACAGCAAATAATTATAAACAAAGTGTTGACAGTACAACATTAAGTTTGTTAAGATTAGCTGAACAAAATATAACAGGTGGAGAAGCATCCACGATGTTAGCCAGAGCAATGGCAGATATTTATACTCCAACATCAAGAGCAAAAAAGGCATTAGATGAACTGGGAATATCCGCATATGATGGTTCGGGAAAAGCTAGAGATTTTAATGATATTGTGGATGAATTATCAAAAGCATTTGCAGGCATGTCCGATGAAGAAGCAAATGCAACAAAGAATCAAGTGTTTACCACATATGGTATGAATGCTTTTAACAAAATGACAGCGGCAACAACAGAAACAGTAGATAAATTTAAAACAGGGTTGAAGGATGCGACAGGTTCAGCGGCACAACAAGCAGAAACACAGTTGGATAATTTAAAAGGTTCTTTGACATTGTTACAATCTGCTTTAGAGGGAGCAGGCATTGTGATAGGCCAAAGGTTGACACCATATATCAGAAAGTTAGCAGATGGCATTAATGTGTTAGTAACTAAATTTAATAATTTGACAGATGCACAACAAGATATGATTGTTAAGATTGGATTAGTTGTGGCGGCTATCGGACCAGTTATGCTTATTATGAGTAAATTGTTTAAGTTTGTTTCGATGGCAGTAACAGCTTTCAAAACATTTGGAACAACAATGCAAACGATAAAAACATCAATCGACCTTGTGAGAGCAGGATATGCAGGTTTGGCAATGCAAATGGGTGGTATTCCTGCAATCATATCAAGCCTTATGGCAGGATTCAGTGGGATGTTAGTTCCTGTTCTTTCAGTTGTCGCAGTTATCGGAGTGTTGGTTGCGGCTTTTGTTACATTGTGGAAAACAAATGAAACATTTAGAAATAAAATAGTTTCTGTGTTTGATGAAGTTAAAACAAAAATAGGTGAGTCGATAAACAATATAAAAGAAACATTATCAAAATTGAATGTAGATTTTTCGGGAGTAATTAATTCCCTCAAGTCGTTATGGATAGGGTTTTGTAACATAATAGCACCTTTATTTACAAACGCTTTTAAAGGGGTAGCAACAGTAATAGAATCTGTCATGACGATTATTGAGGGAATCGTGCAAACAGCCGTTGGAATTATTAATGGTGATGTAGATTTGTTTACAAAAGGAATCGGAACAATATTTAATGGATTGTTGACAGGGATAACAGGATTGGCAAGTAATATATTGTCGTTAGTTGGAGAACTCGGAGCAAACATATTGAGTGTTTTAGGGTTGGAAGATATAGCAGAGGTATTTCAAACATTTTTTGAAACAATATCTGAAATTTTTGAACAAATACCAGAAGTAGTAAATAGTGCATTTGAAATAGTTGGAGGATTTTTTACAGAAACTTTACCAGAATTTATTGATTCGGCAGTTGAAACAATACAAGGTTTTGCAGACAATGTGGTGGCATTTTTTACAGAAACAATTCCCGAAGCGTTTAATAGTTTTGTTGAGTTAGTCGGAGGAATTGTTGACAGCTTTATTGGATTTTTTACAGTGACAATACCAGAAGCATTTATGAGTTTTGTAACAGTAACATTGCCAAATGCAATAAATAGTATGATAACATTTTTTAATCAGATACCATATTATTTAGGATATGCAATAGGACTCGGAATTGGTTATATAGCCAAATTTGCATTAGGTATATATAATTTTGCAACGGTACAATTACCACGGTATATAGCGGCTATTGTTAAATGGTTTAGCCAGTTACCGTCAAAGATATGGACGTGGTTAACGCAGGCTATTCAAAAAGTGGCACAATTTGCAACACAGGTGGGTCAAAAAGCACAACAAGCAGGTAGTGCATTTATAACAGCTATTATACAATGGTTCACACAGTTGCCAAGTAAAGTTCAAAATTTTTTAACAAAAGCTGTTCAAAATGTAACAAAATGGGCGGCAAGTATGAGAGCAAAAGCTATACAGGCAGGAAGAAGTTTTATTAATGGAGTTGTGAATGGTATCAAGAGTTTACCTAGCAAAGTACAACAAACTTTGTCAAATGTTATTAATAAATTAACTTCTTGGGTATCTAAGATGCACAGCAAAGGTGTACAGGGTGCAAATCAATTAAAGAGTGGAGTTGTAAACACAGCAAGGTCAATACCTTCACAGATGGTTTCTATTGGAGCAAATATTGTAAATGGTGTCTGGAATGGTATTCAGAGTATGAGAAGTTCTTTTGTTTCAAGAGTGAGAAGTTTCTTTAAAGGAATAGTTGATGGAGCAAAATCTGCATTAGGTATTCATTCGCCATCAAAAGTGTTTGACGAGCAAGTCGGACAGAATATAGTTAAGGGTGTTATACAAGGTGTAAATAAACAAAAGAAGAACGCAAAGAAAAATGCACAACAATTAGCAAAGTTGTATATTAGTGCAGGAAATAAAAGATTAAATGAGTTAAAGAAACATAACAAATATAGTTTGCAGTTGGAAATAAATTTTTGGGCAAAGATGTTAAAACAATCTAAGAAGGGAACAGCAAAGTATAAAAAGATAAGTGCAGAGTTGAGTGATGCAAAGAAGCAAAGAAATAAAAAAATGAAAGCACTTGACAAGGAGTATGCAAAAGGTGTCAAGGAAGTACAAACAAAATTAAAAGAAGATATTCAGAAAGTTATGTCTGAATATGATAGTGCAGTAACATCGAGAGCAGAGCAAATAAATAGTCAGTTGTCATTGTTTAAAAAGTTTGAAAGTCAATCAAAAAACACAAAACAAGATTTGATTGATAATTTACAGAGTCAAGTTAGTGGATTAAAGGATTGGGAAAGCACATTAGAATCTCTTAGAAAGAGAGGAGTTGCAAAAGGTCTTATTGAGGAATTACAAGAAGCAGGTGTGGATTCTTTAGCAGACATTAAGCTATTAAATAGTATGACAGATACAGAGTTGGATAAGTATGTCAACCTGTGGAAAGAAAAGCAACAATTAGCAACAAAAGAAGCGGTTAGAGAAATAGACAAAACAACATATGTAAATCAGATTAAGTCGCTAGTAAATAACGCAGGAAATGAATTAGACAAATTAGAACAGACATATAAAAAGGATTTAAAGAAATTAGGTGTTGGAGTTAAAGATACATCAAAACAAATCGGACAGAATATTGTAGATGGATTGAAAAAAGGTATGAAATCAAAATATCCAGATTTCTTGAAATATGTACAGAAGGAATTTGATAAAATAACAGTAACGGCTAAAAAGACATTAAAGATAAAATCCCCATCAAGAGTGTTTGCAGAAATCGGTGGTTTTATTGCACAGGGAGTCGGAGTTGGATTTAAAAATGAAATGCCGAGGGTAAATGAACAATTAGAAACAGAATTAGATAAGCTGTCAGATGTTAATACAAAACAAATTAATGTGGGTGTTTCTTTTGAGGTTTATAAAAATGAATTTAGCAAAATTACTGAATCAATCTTGACAAGTATGCAAAGTTTTGTTATAATAATGAAAAATACATTTGAGACTATGTTAGATGGTCTTGGAAGTATAAAAGAGGACATGGCAGACATTCTGGAAATGTTAGAGCAATTAAATGAAATGAATAACGCAACATTTGAAAGAATAAGCGACCAGAGAGAAAAAGTAGATAAAACAAAAGAACAGGGAACAGATAAACAAGATAAAGGAGGGGATACATTTAATTTCTATAACACTAAGCCAGACCCATATGAGTATTCAAGGCAAATGAAAAAAGCCAAAAAAGAATTGCTATATGGTATTTAGAAAGAGGTGATATTTTGATAAATGAAATTGTTATAGAAAACAAAAGAACAGAAGAAAACATAACAATAAATAAAGATGGTTCAACAGGATTTGTTATTGATGAAATGGATTGGGATACTCCGTCCATTTCTAATGAATCTTATAGAATACCATTTCAGATAGGCGAAACAATATCTAGCACAGTTGTTGGCATACGAAAACCAAAGTTAATTGGTTATGTAGTATCAAACAAATTAATGCCAATAGGAACAACATGGGAGAATTATTACAAAGAACAAGAGAAAGACATAATAGGTTTTAAAACAAGATTGAATAGATTTCTAAATATCTATGATGATTATGAGATAATTGCAGGAGACTATTATTTAAAATGTCGATTAAATGAACCAATAAAGTATTCTATAAAGGAAAGTGAAAATAATGAGGTTTTATGTTTGTTTACAGCAGAATTCACCTGTTATAACCCTATGTTTTTTGAAGTTGAAAGAAGTAAATCAGAGTTTAGACATATTGATAAAAGATTTCATTTTCCACTGACAATTCCGCAAGAAACAGGTATAATAATTGGTGTGGAAGAGTTGTCGGTAACAAAAACAATAGAAAATACAGGGGATGTAAAAGCAGGATTTGTAGCAGTAATGAAAGTTATAAATGGAGAAGTAAAACATCCAGCACTAAGAAATCTCACAACAGGAGAACAAATCAAGGTGTTTGATTCAGTCGTTGTTGATAGTTTTGAAACGGAAGATTATATTGTTATTAATACAAATAATGGAGAAGAAGACATTTATTATTATGATTCTTCCGAAGGGAAAACAAAAGACTTAATAGGAGAAATAACATTAGATAGTTCTTTCTTCCAGTTGCAAAAAGGTGAAAATATTGTTATGTACGAAGTTGACGATAGTTCAACAGGACAATTAGAAGTTACTTTATATTATGACAATCAGTATTTTAATATTGGAGCAATGTAGTTATGTTGTGGATATTTAATGAGAATTTAAGAAGAGTTGGTTCATTGCGAAAATATGAAATGGCACAGTGGAACAACAAATTTAGAGATATTGGAACTTTTTCTATTAATGCAAGATATGTTGATGAAAATTTGTTTCTGTTGGACAAGACAAAAACATATTATGTTTTATTGTATATGTCAAATGATAAAACAAAAAGCGATAGTTGGAATACCCTGCATAATGTATTTGGAAAAATTGAAAAAGTTTCAAAAGAGAATGAAGAAGATGCAGATTATCCTTCGACAATAAAAATTGGAGGAAGATTGATGCCATTTTTATTTTCCAAGAGAGTAATTGCAGGTACTTTTGATTATAAAAATACGGAGCTGATAGCATATGTTACAGATTTAATAACAAGGTGTTTTGAGAAGAATACAGAGCGTTATGTTGATATGAATATAAGTTATCAGAAAGATAATAAAGTATATGAGGACACACTTATAACAAAACAAATAACAGGCGGTCAGTTATGGGAGGAAATGTCTGATTATTTTGAACAATATAAATTAGGGATAGTTATTGCACCAAAAATAAATAAAACATTTGAATTGTCAAGTGTATATGGAGAACATCTTTCGGGATTGTCAAATGTAGCAGGTTTTGAAGTGCTAATAAAAACAGGAGTGGATAGGACAAGAGGTAATGGATTAAACACAGTTATATTTTCTAAATCATTGTCAAATATAAAAAGAGCCAGTTATTCCTATGACTCTGAAAGCGATATGAATGTGGCTTATATTGCAGGAGAGGGAGAAGGAGCAGAGAGAAAATGGTATGAGATTCAAAAGGATTCAGAAAATAAGAGAAACGCATGGAACAGAGAAGAATTATGGATAGATGCAAGAGACATTCAGAGTGAAGGCGAAGATGATACTACATTAACTGATGAAGAATATGACAAATTAATAGAACAGAGAGCATATGAGAAGTTTCAAGAAAATGCTATTATGGACGAATATTCGGCAACAGTAAATGAGCATAATCAAAGATATGTCTATATGAGAGATTATGATTTAGGAGACTGGGTGACAATACAAGACAGGGATTTGGGTATTGAAATAGATGCTCAAATTGTAGAAGTTACTACAACGCTACAAAATAATGAAACAATAAATGATATAACATTTGAATATGGAAAAGCAAATAAAATAGAAATAAAAGACATAAGAACAATAAGTGCAAGTGTAGAGGAAATTAGTAATAATATAAAGTATATTGATAAAAAGATTTCTGATTTATTAAACATGTTTTATCCAGTTGGCTCGGTATATGAAACAATGGATTCAAGTTTTGACCCTAATGAAAAGTGGGGTGGAACATGGGAACGAATTAAAGGTAGGGTGCTTGTTGGAGTCGATGAAAATGACAGTGATTTTAATATAGCAGAAAAAACAGGTGGAGAAAAAACTCATACACTGGTTGTCAGTGAGTTGCCACGACATACACATGCTAACTATGCGAAACGTACAAATATAACAATAAATAATAGTGGAAATACTCATGTAACGTGTCATAGCTCTAATAGTGGGGCAACAGTTGGTAATAATATCGGAAGCACAGGAGAAGGGGTAGCTCATAATAATTTACAGCCATATATTACTTGTTTTATTTGGAAAAGAATAAAATAAAACTTGACAAAATTACAATATACTATTATAATAAAAGAAAAGAGAAAGGAGAACAAAATGGCAGAAAGAAGTGGATTTTTTAATGCAAGGTTACAAGACGGCGTATATGATAGAACATATCAAGCCGAAGATTTTGCAGATTGTTTAAGTTTGTTTATTCCGAATGGAATATATGTTGAGGATTCGGAAACATTAACAGGAACGATTGACAAGACAACAGTGCAAGGGTTAAAACCATATGCAAGCGGAACGAGTCTTTTTATTAAGAAGGGAAAGGCATTTATTAATGGGTACTGGTATATACTCGATGAACAGGACTTGGAAATATCTTTAACTGTTAATACAACAAAAGCAATCGCATTAATGTATGTTGCGGCTGATAGAAGAATGAGAGTTGAATTACTTGATTTAGTAGATGGACAGCCAAATGTTCCAAAAACAGATGCACAATATGGAATCTTATTAGGAACTGTTTCTTATACATCGGATGGTGTGTCAGTAACGGATTTAAGAGAAGATTTTATGGTTGGCTCTCCAAAAAGTTTACAAACAATAGCAAATCAAGCACAACAAACTTTAAGAGAGTTTGAAGAGTCTATGAGCAACCTAACACCAAAGGATTGGCAAACAAGTGAACGTGTAAATGCTACAAAATTTACACAAAATACAAATGGAACGGCATATATTAGTTATGGTAATATATTTGGAAAGGGTAATGATAAGTTTACAATAGAATGTTTGTATTATGATTTAAACCTTAGTAGACACATACCAATACCTTATGTAAGTTCAGATGATTTTGGCAACGTAACAATAAAACAATATTTTACATATCAGATAACGATTGATTCAACTTCACAGAGGAATGTCACGGCAAGAATAACAATTAGCAAGGCATTGTATAATTTAATAAGTCAATATTGGACTACAGGTTTCTTGAGAATTGTATGTAGAAGGTATGAAAATTAGAGGTGAGTTTTATGGATGATAAAACAGTGAATAAAGTATTGTTGGATGTACAGAAGGAATATGCAAGGTCTAACAAAATAAAAGATAAAATTATTGTGTTATTAATTGTTTTAATGTTTGTCGAAGCAGTTGTTGGATATTCTGGTTTTGTTTATTATGAGTCACAGTTTGAGACAACTACAACAGAAAAGATTGAGGTTGGAACAGAGGGCGAAAATGCAAACGCAGAATATAATGACAATGATGTAAGTGGAAATCAATATAATGGTAACGCAGTGCATAACGAAAAGAAATAGGAGGATAAAATATGGCGAAAGCATATGTTAAGGTGACAAGAACAACAACAAGAAGAAGAGTCGGAGAAGGTAGTGGAAGAAAGACAGGTAAAAGCACAACAGGACAAAAGCGTTGTCCTAATTGTGGTAAGTTTATGAAATAGGGGTGGTGGCATGAATAAAGAAAATGCCTTGACTCGAAAGAAATTAAAACAAATAGATTCTGTGGAGGACTTTGACAGATTGTTAAACAATTTGATGGCAAGTGAAGAAGATAAAAAGATTATAGAAATGCATTATAAGCAAGGCAAGTCTTTGGGATACATTGCAGATGTTTTAGGTATGTCAGAATCGTCTGTCAAGAATAAGCACAGAAAACTATTAATAAAAATTGGAAATATTATGTAAAGTAAGGGAGATACGTTTTTGTATCTCCTTTTTGTGTACTAGAAATATATTTTGTCTATACTTTTATTATAATAATAGTCGTATAATGTAGTCATACAAAAGGAAGGGAGGGAGAGGAAATGACATACCCTTATGGTGGTTATGGCATGGGAAAGCCGTTGAGTCATTACCAACAGCAAATGTATCAAGATAGAATCAATGCATACGACCAACAACAATATGCAAATCAGTATAACGGATACATGAGAGGTCAACAAGCATTTAATCAGCCACAACAAATGATTAACTGTAGACCTGTTTCCAGTTATGATGAAGCAAAGGCAAGTATGATAGATTTGGATGGCAGTCTTTTTGTTTTCACAGATGTAGCAAACAAAAAGATTTATACAAAACAAATCATGTTGGATGGAACAGCGGAATTAAAAACATATGTATTAGAAAATAATCAAAACAAAATGCAGGAGCAAGTACAAGATAGTCAATATGTCTTAAAAACAGATTTTGAAAATGTTATAAATAGTTTGAAAAATAAAATGGAAGAATTACAAGGTGGTGTTTTAAATGAACAAACAGATTGAGAAAATGTTTGGAAGTAATCCAATGTTTCAAAGAGCTAAACAAATGGCACAGGGAAAGTCTGAAAATGAATTAAAACAAATAGCTAATAATTTATGCAAACAAAGAGGTATAAATATTAACGATGCTTACAAACAATTTCAAGCACAAATGCAAGGAATGTTTGGAAATAGATAATTTAAGGTATGAACCTAAATGGTTTATATAAATAAAAATCATACAGGAGGTACTTATTATGGGTATGGATGGTAGCGGATTAAGCGTAGCTGATGCTTTAGCATTAGGCAGAGACAATGAAGGTATGTTTGATGGCAACGGCAGTTGGGTATTTTTCCTTTTCTTCTTACTTGCATGGGGCGGTAACTGGGGAGGAAACTGGGGAGGTAACGGCATGAATAGTACAGCAAGTGCATATACAGATTCAGCCATTCAAAGAGGTTTTGATAACCAAGCGGTTATTAACAAACTGAATGGTTTAGAGAGTGGACTTTGTGATGGTTTCTATGCTATGAACACTTCACTCTTAAATGGTTTTAATGGCACACAGCAGGCGATTAATAACGTAGCCGTTGCAGGTATGCAGAACACAAATGCACTTGCCGCACAGTTAGCAGATTGTTGCTGTACGACTAATCGGAATCTTGATGCTGTGCGTTATGAAAACGCTCGTAATACTTGTGACATTGTTAACGCTATCAAAGCAGATGGTGATGCAACAAGAGCATTAATGACACAGAATGAAATGCAGTCATTAAGGGATGAACTTCAAACAGCTAATTTCCAGTTAAGTCAGCAGGCACAAAATGCAACATTAATTTCCACTTTAAGACCAACACCAATTCCAGCTTATCAGACCTGTTCACCTTATGAGAGTGCTTATATGTATTCTCGATGTGGCAACGGTTATAATAATTGCTGTGGGTGCTAGGTAGTATTTTATCCGCTTAGAGCGTGAGAATGTAGGGCGGTAGAAATACCGTCCTTATTTCGGCTTATAGAGCGTTAGAGAGGGGTTTGAGAATTATGTCATGTAGTTTATATAATAACAATGGTTGTGGTTGTGGAGGATGTGTACACTTTGTTAAAACAAATAGTGTAACCTTGACAGATGGTGTTTTAATATTAAACATACCACAGGAAACTTTTGCGAATAAACAAAAAGTATGTATTTGTATTGCACAAGGATTACCAACAGGAATATCTAGTGCAGATACAGTAGCAATTACACTTGGAACAGGAACAACGCAGTATGTTTTAAGAACAAAATGTGGAAACAATGTCCATGCAGACCAAATAAGAAGTCGTAGAGTATACCATACAAACGTAGCAACGGATAGTGGAACTTTTGTTGTTTCTTCTTGTGAATTAAACAAAACAGCATATAATTTCCCAACAATCTAGGAGGTGTTTTGAATGAATGAAATGTATAATGGACAACAAGATATGAATAGACAGGATGAACAGCCGTGGTCTGCTGTTGAAACAAAACAAAACAAAAGTTATTCCATGCAGAAAACAAGTGAGAGAGAAAAGGAACAGTGTGCAGAAGAAATATATTTAAGACTTGATGAACATATGCAAAAGGCTTTGAGTATGCATGAACAATTAGCCGATTACTTTTGTTTCTTAGGCTTGCAAGGATTCAAGCGTAAGTTAGAATATCAGTATATGAGCGAGGTAGCAGGCAAAAGAAAATTGCATCATAAATATATTAATTTGCATCATAAAATAATACCAATGAAACAGGTTGATTTACCACAGGTTCTTCCTTCCGACTGGAGTAGATATACCACAACAGATGTTAATGACAACGTGTTACCAAAGTTTGTTCGGTCTGCTATGCAGAGATATAAAGACTGGGAAGAACAAACAAAACAATTATATGAGGAATTGTGGCAACAGTGTACAAATTATGGTATGACAGCAGATGCGGATTATATTTCTAAGTTAGTAAAAAACGTAACAAAAGAAATCAAAGAAATAAACAGAATGTGTGAACAGTTAAATGGTACTGGTTATGATTCTGTTTCAATTCATAGTATGCAGGATAAATACCACAAAAAGTATAAGTCTAAATATGAGGACGAGTTCACAGCCAAAGAAAGAAAAGCAATGAAAGAAAACAGAACAGATAACTAAATAAATAATTTATATCTTATAAGCTTATATATTATATATTAATTTATGTAGTATATAAGCTTTATTTTTTTTGTTTAAATA